CAGCCTTAGACATACCTGTTGCTTGTTCCTTGTGGACCTGCAAGTGTTGTAACAAAGGTACTGTACCTGCACTAATCGGGCTGGGCGGCAAGTCTGAGACTGCGCCCTGCGGATTACCGTTTGTAGGAATAATTTGCTTAGGTCTTAGATTTTGTAATGCCGAAAAGTCTACCACGTTAGGGTCTGCTAGCTTTGGAGAATAGTTAGTAAGATAGGTATTCTCTACAAAGCCCCGCAAAATAGCGGTGGAGGTAAGTGTAGTAGATCTAGTCATGTCTGCCACAGACAGCCCAAAGAATTCGTAAGGAATTTCAAAAGGGCTTAGTGATGCAAGGGGTACATAGCTACAGTCTTCTTCGTGTAAGATAACATCTCCCGCCACAATAAAGTGTTTAAGCTCGGCAATACCATCACCATCTCGGTCTACTTCCATCCAGCACTCAGTTACCGCCACATTGCGGTTAGCCTCAAGTGCATCATCAGAATCATTCATTCCTTGCCAGTAAGATTGCCCGGTGACACGCTTACGTACTGCAACATCATGCGAATAAACAGTATGATCTTCAGAGGTCGTAGGTAAAACAGACCAGTCTTCAAGACCTTCTGCAATATCAGGATACATTTTACGGATATCCGAACGAGACATTTCTACCTGGATGCCTACAAAGTTTGCTGTCTCAATACTGCTTGCATCCCGTGAAATCAAAAAGTTTTCAGGTGGTACATTCTCGATTTTAACCCGAGACATGTCGGAAGTTCTTTTAAGTCTTACATCTTCGTAGTTGTTTGTAGCAGGGTTAAAGTTTAACTCACCTACTACTTCTACATCTTTATCTGCTAGCTTAAGATCAAGTGCTTCTTCTGTAAGAGATTCATACTCTTCAAATTTAGTAGACTTGTCCTCTACGAAATCCCAACGGATAACAGAGTTTTTCCAAAGTAAAGCGGACTTTACCCAAGTATTCATAAGCTCCCAGCCGTTGTTCTTTTTAAATATAGTGTAGTTAACCATATCTGAAGCGTCATTGGCCGCAGCAATTGCCGCCGGAGAAGTTGACCAAGCTTTAAATTTAGCAAGTCTATTGTTATTAAACATTAACTCAGAAATAATCGCCAGATAAGCTTCAACTGTTTCGGTGGTATCAGAAGAAACAATCTTAGATACACCATTAGGGCTAAGATGCCCTGCAGGAAGACCTGCATACTCGTAAGTAGACTGTAATCTATCGTTGGCCAGCTCTGATGAGTTTAAAAAATCACCAACAGAGTTAGCTACCCCGGTAGAAACCAGACTTACTAGCTGTTCGTCAGTTACTTTTTCACGGTAACCTGTCATATAATCGCCCATATAGGCCTCCTATCTATCTATCACCCACATGGGTATAAAATCTTGTTCGGGGTTTATGAACCAAAGGTACCCCGGGACCTTAAGAACAGCATGAGGTTCAGCTGTGTAGTCCGTCTTTCCCCTCTTTCCGCCATTCTTCACGGTGAGCACGGACAAGTTCAGGCTCCTTTACAGGGGCTTCGTTAGCCCTTGCTGTGGTAGCTGAATTTTTAGACTTAAGAGTAGGATCCCATATCTTACCATTCTTTTGTTTAACACCTTTTGATGGTCTGTATATAGACATAGTTACCCTCCTAAATCTTTTTTAAGTTGAGCCAGCTCTTCAAGCTCTTCTACACTAAGATCTGCACTAGATTTTTCTGTTGTAATAGATTCAACTCGTGTTTTCTTAGGCGCTTTATACTCGCCAAGTTCTTTAGCAATTTTAAAGGCTTCTTCTCGGTCCCCGTCTTCCATTGCTTCATGCATAAGCAACTTCATTATGTCCAGAGGATCTTGAGCTACTGACTTAATTGCTTCCAGAGTTTCCGCCATTTCAGCGGCTTTCTCTTTAATTCTAATGTCTCTTTCTTTTCTTAACCTTCGTGCCTCTGCCGAAGCCTTAACTCCTGCAGCCTGAAAGTTTTTAATTTTTTCTTGACCTTCGGGAGTATCTGGATTAATCATATGTTTAGCAAAATTAGCTTGACGAGGATCTTTCATCATCCTCTGCCTTACTTCTTCTATCTGTTTACTTGTTTTAGGCATTAAATCCATTCCTCATTATTGCGGTTAACAAAGTTNTTTTGTCTCCAATCAACTTTATTGTTGGACAACTTATCAATGTTTGTACGGTAGGCTTCCCATGCAATTGCTAAGGCCATAACTGTATCGTCATTACGCCCTTGTATTGCTTCTGTCTTACCTGAAGCTGTTGAGATATAAGTCTTCATTTCAGATAAAATAGTTTTAGAAGGAATCCAAATGTCCTCTTCTTCGACCGCATTCTTTAACTGTCCGATAACTCTAGGCTTACTGCCATGTGTCATTCTAAATCCTGGTGTTTGACCTTCTTCAGAACTTAACCTGGCTGCTTTAGTTTCATAGTACATGTTAACATAGTTCATTTGTTTAAGTCTTTGCAAGGTGGCAACACCCATACTGTTGGATTCTACAGCCAACAAAGAGTTATTGTAATACCTACCTAGATAAAACAAGTGTTCACCATAAAGAGTAGGATCCACTGTATTATCTCGGTACATAGCACAAATATGTCCTTGAGTGTTTAAGACTACTGCTGTACTATAGTCTTGCTTAACACCCAGTGCTACGTCTGCACCTATGATGTAATTATCTTTCCAATCTGGTGGTATCCAGATTTCAAGGTTACCTCGTGGGCTGTCGTCAAAAGAACCTAGTTCTTGATTGTAAATACGAAGCGCCATAGGTTGTACTGGTAGAAAAGAGTTAATCTTTTCTGGATCAAACACAGAAGAGCCTGAGACAAGGAAAGCTTCCTCTGCGTTAGCAGGATACTCTTGTCTAAACTTATCTACTCCACCTTCAACAATCTTAAGTCGTCTCCAGTAAATTTGTTCGTCTGTTAAACCATACTTTTCTTTGTAATCTTTTTCTTCAAAAGATAATTCAAACTCATCTGGTAATTCTCTTTGATATTCTACAGTTTTAAACCACGGGATAAAGATAGCAATGTAATCAGATTCTCCTGCAGCTGCTGCTTGATACAACCGATAGAATTCTCCGGAAGCACCATTAGCTGTGGACTCAATAATTACTTCTGTACCGTCAGCCTGCGAAATACCTTGAAACAATCCCGCAAGAATCTTAGCATCATGTTGCCAGAATGCAACTTCTGATGCATGTAAGATTGTGGGGGTAGTCCCCCTTCCTGCTTCAGGAGATCCAGCAGTGTAGAGTCTGTAAGATCCTACTGCTTCTGAGTCTGTGTAAGCAGGTGTTTGGATTGCAATCTCTTTTGCGTTAGTCTTCTCTAACTTAGGTTGCAAACCTTTTTCCATATTCTTAATTAAGTTTTTACTCATTGTGAAAAGAGAATCTGAGGTTGCACTATCATGTGCCATCACTACAGATCTGGTGTGTTGTTGAAAGTAAGTTTTCCAAAACACTCTCCCAGCACAAAAAGTAGAGATACCCTGTTGACGAGCTTTAAGAATAATAGCTCTAACTTTACCTGTTTCTTTTCTTTGTTTTTCTAATGCTTCATTAATAATAGTCTGAGCTTCATTAAATTTAAAAGGNACAAAACCTTTTGTGGCATCTTTTGTAATAATTCTAATTTGATCTTCGGAAAACTTTTCAAAGTCATCAGAGTAATCTTTAAGATTTTTTCTTCTCTTTAACTCTCGTAGAGCTTCCAACTGCGCCCTAGCTTCTTTCGTCTTGTTATCCATTGTGTTTCCTACTAATACTTTTTAGATTTAGCTAAACACTTACCCATCTTAGTACATGCTGCTTTTGATTTACAACCTGTACAAGGTTTAAAAGCTTTTTTAACCACTGATTTTTTCATGTCTTTTTCCTTTTCTTCCCAGAGGGAGTGACCGACCATTTAATTGGTTTAGAACTTGTTTTCTTTGCTGTATCTGATTTGGTTGCCTTTGAGGCTACCGCTTTAGGTCTGCAAGCAGGATAGCTTTTTCTTTTATCATTCTTACCAGACCTACCACAAGGCTTACCTGTTTTAACATCACGCCAATCTTCTTTAAACCATTTTTTAAGTGAAGCACCTTTTGCTGTTTTACGTACTGCCATATCATTTCCTCTTACTCTTACCGTAATTCTTAGCACCAACTTTACGACACTTAGCCATATGGCCTGATCGGTAAGCAGAGTTCTTAGGCATGGCCTTGGCTACTTTTTTATAACAAGC